CTATATTTGCAGATATGTAAGCTTTATTTGCTACTAACTTTATATAATCTGAATCAGCTCTTGCATGTACATAAGCTGAATCAACTGTTGAATTGATAACTCCTATCATAGCAGCTGAATCTGTACCAGCTATATTTTTGATAAAAGCCGAATCAATAGCACTGACTCTTGTATCAAGATCAGTAAAGTTTCCATCCATTTCTGCAAAAGTTAAGGCACTATCTTTAGTGCTTCTTAATACAATTGCCATTTACTTGCTCCTTTATTTAACTGTTTTATCTTCGACATAATCACTATTGACATAACCAGGTTTAACATACTTTCCAAGTTCTGCAAGATCTTCAACAAATTGTTCTGTAGTTTCTACAGTAAATCCAAATGTCTCATCAGGACTTGCACTTGCAGGATCAGGTGTTACAATAGTCCTTTGAACTATTGCATTTGGTGCGGATGCTGAATCTCCTGCGAATTCAATATTCCCTGTAGCTCTATTTATAAGTCCGCTTTCAATTATCGGACCATAGAAGTTTATACTCATTGTAAAATCAAGAGTGTATATTATAGTTCTTCTTTGTTCTAAAGGCCCCTCAAAATCGTCTTGAAAGCTTACACCCTGTATTGTTATCGGTACATCTTCTTTTATTGTAGGATATTCTGCAAATGGTTTGATTGTTAAAGTATATTGTGGTGTAAAATATGGAATGATTTGTTCAACTATTTGCAAAGCATCATCTTGGTTTTTTGTAAAAGCATTCAATTGAAAATTTATAATATAAGGTACCGGTGAATACAATGAACCTCTAATATCTCTATTTGTTTGTCCTTTCTTTTGAACAGCAAATCTATTTAATTTAGGAACTTTTCTTGAAGGATCGTACTGTATACCTGCAATTTCAAAAGATAGTCTTGGAAGTTTTAATGCAACTCTTTGACCAGCTCTTAAATCAGGATCAGCTTGAATTCTTGCAAGATATTTTTCTCTAGGTGCATACGCAAGAGGGACTCTTATTTGATTTATAGTATTACCTGCAGCGTTTTGTCTTACAATATTGATGTTATTAAACATTGTTCCAAACATTGCGACCGCTTTTCTAATTTTTTGATGGTAAAAATAAGTAAACATCAATTGTCCTCCGGATCACCAAATGGATTCTTCTCAGTAAAATCTAAGAAAGAATAGTCAAATAAAGAGTTTCCATCAGCAGCATCAAATACATTATTTTGTGCGTTTATTTCATTCCATTTAGTACTATCAACAAATGAAAGTATCTGCCTTCTTGGATCTGAATCTGCAGTAACATTTTCAAACGGAGTCTCCACCCTATCATTAATTAACCATGTATTGAAATAACTATCAGGTGTAGTCTTACTAATCTGGAAAGATCCAAATCCACCACTATCTGCTCCAATATGAGTTATTTTAACTATGTTAGTAGATCTATCATAAGTAAGAACCTCACCCGTCATCGTGACTCCATCATCTCTAACCTGATAAACTTTTTCTCCAACCATAAAATCTGGTACGTTACTATCTCTACCAGCCGCGAGTAAGAAAGATAATGTAAATCCTTCTTGCTCAACTCCATCGATGGCAGCGACTCCGGTATCGAAATCTTCGTCACTGTACTCAAATAGCTCACAACGTAGTTTAAACGTTGGTAAATTACTCAATTGATAAAAAGGTTGTTCATGTTCAACATGCATTATTTGAAACATTGAATTAGATAGCGGAAGATATATTACATCACCTTCTTTTGGTCTACCAATTTCAACATCAGAAGGAAAAGCGGCTTGTGAAAATACATGATCCCATCTTCTTCTAGAAACTACGAATGTAGCGGCATCTCTTATCTCTACACCAAATCTTGTAAATAAGTCTCCTTCACCATCAAATCCTTCAGTATTTTCTATATACATTTCAATCTTGTATGCATTGCCAAATTTAGAAGGAATGTCTTCTCCTAATAACCTATCTTGATTTACAATGGTTCTTGGAAGGTAATAGACATCTTGGCCATAGATCTTTAATGATTCTATAACTAAGTCTTCGTAAAGTTGCTGTTCTGAACGAACTTTTTGGCTAAAGTAATGATTAAGCGCCATGTTTTATCCCATAAAAAAGTCTGGTGGCATTTCATGTTCAAGTCTTATCTCTTCTCTCAGTCTTTGCAATTCTTGTACGGCATCATCATATAGTTGACGACCATTTAATTGAACACCTCCAGGAAGTTGCATACCTTCAAACTTTATTAAATTTGTTCCCCATTGTCTTTTAAATAATTGTGTGGTATATTCTTTTACAAACTTGTCATTAAATACACTTGTAAAACTATTTGGATCAATTATTTGATACACTTCTAATATTATAAACTCATCTTTTTTGATGTCTCCATCATTAAGATCGCCTAATATATGTAGCCTATGTTGATGCCTAGAAAATTGTACTAAAGGTTTACCATTTAACTGCATATCAATTAAATTTAAATATTGTTGCATTTGATTATAATAAGCCAGGTCACCAGCAAAGTTTTGTAAATCCGCTATATCATTAAGCATCATTTGATACTTAACACTAAACATATTAGTTGAACTGTTTATTGAATTTGATAAAGGAAGCAGTCTTGAAACAATGTGCACTGAATCTGGCACTGTGATAAAATTATTATCGAGATCATCTTGAGTTACTTGATGTTTTAAATATGTTCTGTGAGTAGCATCGCTATGAAATTCTCGAAAGACTTCAAGAGCTTCATCTATTCTGTCAGAAACTTGATCTTCATCAATATTTACTTCAATAACTGGTTCGCCAAGATTTCTCTTACAATAATCTGCTAGGGTATCTCTTGAATTAATTACTGCCATTTTTCATTCCACAAATAGTTTTTTACTATTTATATAGAAAATATGCAGAACTAAGCTATAATAGCTGTTGTTGAAGGTGTAAAGTTATGGGTATATAGTTTTTCTTTAACAATTCTTAAGTTTGATATATTTCCATTCATCCATGCACTAGTAGTATCGTCACCAACTCTCAAACTAGTAGAAGTGGTATTGCCTGTATATGTAACATCACCCCAGAAAGCTCCGTTTATAAACAGCGCCAATTTGTTCTCTGAATCATCATGAACCCAAGCTAGGTGATACCATTTATTAGGAGTAGGAGCGTAAGTTGTCCATACGTTTCCTGATAAACCCGCGCCTGATTGATAAAATGAGAATTTGAAAGTACTACTTGAATGCCTGTAATAAAAAGCTGGTGCATATGCACCAAAGGCTAAATGTATTTGATTCGAACCAAACTCATCATGCCATACCCAATACTCTACCGTCCAGTCTCCGGTTCCAAGAGCAGAAGCTGTTGTTGCTGATAAGTAATCACCAGTTCCATCAAAATGAATAGAGTTCATTCCGGTTTCAGCACCCTTTGGAACAAGGCCTAACGACATCTGGGTATTTCCATGCGATGTAATCGAAGTACTATTAGTACTTCCATCGACTATTGAATTGGTATGTCCAATTAAAAATAACGTATTACTTGCGTTCGAAACGGTGGGAAAGGATCCACCTGGTTTTTCCATATTAGAATTAGTTGTAGTTAATATTTTAGGCTGTGCAATGTAAGGATAACGAACTAAACCTTGAGTGATTCTTAAATCATGCAGGTATCCATTTAATTCAGCACCATTACTCATTCCATCTCCAAGATCTCCTATTACAGTATCTGTGGCTAATATATGACCGGTACCACTGGTAGATGCTTCAAAGTTTCCGTCTAAATAAATTCTTCTAGTTCCTGCGTGATTAGTAACTGCAATATGATGCCATTGATTATTATTAACATCGGTAGTGCCTTGAGCTAAAGTAGGACTAAGATTGCTTTGAAAAAATGCAACTTTTCTGTTGAGAATATATATTCCCATTCTTCCAGCTGCAGGTGACGCTTCGTATTGACTAATTAAATCTGCTCTTGAGCTTTCAATATTTGGTGACCGAACCCAAGTTTCAATTGTCCAATCAATGTCGTCTCCAAGCGGAATGACTCTTGGAATTTTTATGCGATCACCATTTCCATCAAAGGCCAAAGTGTTTTCTCCATAATGTTGCTGTGCGGATGAAGCTACAACATTTCCTATAAGTGGAATATTACGATTTTGACTTTTATCAACTATTTTTGCTTGAGTCATGTTTAACAGCAGTTTAGTGTGTCCTGAAGGAATTGAAGTATTAACATTTGTATTAGATGGATAAGTACCTCCAGTTGTCGTAAGAGGACCACTTGGTGGTGTAAAATCTCCTGTATACACTGCAGTTCCAGCAACTATCCTTACATCAGTCATATGAGCATCAGTTGGTAAAGCTGAAGCAACAGTTCCTTTTCCTATTTCTATCTCACCATTTGTTCCACCAGTGTAATTGTATGTATGAGAAGAAATAGATCCTGAAGCCTTTCCATTAATATACCAAGTCAATGTTCCACTGGATCTTACTATTGCAGCATGAGACCAACAATTTTGTCTGATTGGATTAGAAGCATCTGATATCAAAGTATCTGTTGAACCAGCATACCATCTCAACTGTCCACTGCCATCAGTTTTATAAAATCTCCAACCACCGGTAACGGTATAATTTTGACTTATAAGTGCTTCCCAAAAGCTACTAGCAGCATTATTTTTATAGATCCAACATTCTACAGTAAAATCGCCACTTCCTAAAACAACTTGATTTGTCGATGCATCT